AACAGATTTAGTCGTAGATGAAGCTGCGCCTATGGCCAGAGAGGTTTTTATTGCAATTTCGCCTATGCTTTCTATCACAAAAGGAAATTTTGATATTCTTTCCACTCCAAGAGGCACAAAAGATAAACAAAATAGGGACACTTATTTTTATCAATGTTCAAAAAGAGATGATTTCACAAAATTCTATGTTTCTGCGGAAGATTGCCCAAGACACACAAAAGAATTTTTAAAAAGAGAAAGAGAAACTATGGGGGAATTACAATATGCTCAAGAATATCTGGCTAAATTCTTAGATGCTTTGCAAAGAGCCATTTCAGATGAAGATATTAAAAAAATATGCATTTTGAAAAGAAGAAAAGAAATATTAAAAAACAGAGATTATTTTATTGGCTGTGATGTTGGAAGAAAAATAGACCCATTTACTTTTGAAATTTTAGACGGAACAGATAATAAAAATATTCAACAAGTGGAAAATCTTACAAACACAAATGTTCCAACACCAGAATCAGCAAGAAGAATTATAGAATTAAATAAACTCTATGATTTCAATCAAGAATTAATAGACTCTGGAGGAATGGGCATAACTGTATGCGATATTCTTAGAGAAGATGAGGATAACCATAGAAAAGTTATTGAAATAAATAATGCTTCAAGAAAATATATAGAAAACGGAAAAGAAAGAAAAAAAGGAATTTTAAAAGAAGATTTATATATGAATTTTTTATCTTCAATAGATCAAAATAGGATATTATTATTAGATGATGATGATATAAAACTCTCTTTAGCATCTATTCAAATAGAAATAAACAATGATGGAACTTTAAGATATTTTAGCAATCAGGCTCATATTGTTGAAGGGATAATTCGTGCTTTATGGGGAATAAAAAACAAAGGTTTAAATATTTACATTTATTAAAAGAAATATGGCGGCTTATACAAATACTACAATAATCGCAGACACTACAGATGTGGCTGGATTTATGGGCAAGAATGTTGATGCTGGTTTCACGGCAACAATGCAAGACCTCGTAGGTGTTTACATAGAAGCATTTTTATGTAGTTTATTAAAATATGATATTGTAACAAATTGGGCAACTATGAATGCAGTATACAAACTAATGTTTTCAGAATATGCTTGTAGAGCAATTGCAGTTGAAGCAATTAAATATAACATGTTTGTATACACTTCAAGAGTAGAAGCAGAAGATATGATAAATATTCATTTATACTTTATGAATAAAATAGAAAAAATCCTGGATAATGCAGATATTCAAGATTTTCAAGGAGTTTAAATGGCTATTAATTTTCCAGGAAATATAGGACTTAAAAATATTTTCCCACATAGCCGAGAGTTTGATACAGGCGGAGGAAATGTTAGAATTGGTCAAGGAGACATAATTGTTGCCCAGGATGAAACAGGAGACACAGATAATCTAAATGATGCTATGGATTTATTGCCAGCTTTAGGAGGCACTATTTATATAAAAGAAGGAATCTATTTATTTGATAGTGAAATCACAATTACAAAAACTATTAAATTTTTAGGAACTGGAATAACTTCAGTCATTAAATCAATAACATTGCCTCTAAATGGGGACTTACTTCATGCAAATAGTGTAAATAATATTATCTTTGAAAATTTAAAAATTTATTCAAACAGAAATGGAATTGAATTAGTAGAATGTGATAACTGTATTATTAAAAATTGTTTTTTTGAATGTGATAAATCTATAAGAATATTTGGGTGTAAAAAAGTAACAATAAAAGATAATTATTTTGAGCCAGATAGTATTAGCATCGGTCTTTATATTTCTGGGGCTGTGAGATGTAAATTCATAACTATTGAAAATAATTATAGAACCGGAGGAGGTTCATATTTTCTTGTAATAAAAGATACAGATTACTCCACGATTGGAAGTAATTATGTAGAAAATACTAGTTATAGTTGTTGTAAATTAGGCGAAAGCTCAACAGGCTCAAATGGGGGCTCATTCAATATATTTTCCAGAAATATTTTAAACACAACTGCGGGTGGTGGAGGAGCTTGTATAACTGTTGCTGATTCAAGTTCAGAACATAATATCATCTGTAACAATATTTTAAAAAGCACAAACAATGGTTTTTATCAAAGTAATGGAGATAACACTTTAATAATCGGAAACCAAACAAAAAATGTAAATATTGCAGGGGGAACTGGAAACGACGTGCATAATATAATTATATAAAATGGCAATGGATATATCAAAATCAGAAGTAGGAAATATGAGTAACACTGTTGATGATTACTCAGTGGATAGTTTAAACTTAGATTCCCCAGATGGAACTAAAGAATTTAAATATATGAATTCTAAATTTGATAACCAAATGGGATACATGGATAAAATCCCTGAGTTAAGATCAACAATAAATGCCATGGCAAAATGGACTGTAGGAAAGGGTTATAAAGCAGATGCAAAAACCAAAGCAATATTAAATGGAATTGTCGGAAATGGAAAACAAAGTTTTAATGAAGTTATAAAAAATAACATTAAAATCTATATGGGAACAGGGGATAGTTTCAGCGAAATAATCCGAGAGAAAACAATTAAAGACAAAATTAAAAACATTGGAAACAAAATTACTTTAGGATTAATTAGATATGCTCCTGGAAGTGGGAAATTATTAAACTTAAAACCTTTAAATGCTGGGAAAATGATAACAATTTCAGACAGCCAGGGAATGATAAAAAGATATGAATATAATCAAGGTGTAGAACAACCTCTACAATCATTTAATCCAGATGAAATTTTTCATTTACCTTGGGACGTAATAGGAGACCAAACTCATGGAACTTCCATAATTATAAGATTAGAAAATATAATATTATCTCGTAATGAAGCTATGTCTGACATGAAAACAGTATTCCATAGATATGTAAAACCTTTATGGGTCTGGGAATTAAACACAGATAATGAAACAAAAATAGCAGCTCAAAAAGCCATATTTGATAAGGCTGTGAATAAATCTGAAAATATCTATATACCTATGGGAAGTGTAAAAGGTGAAAGATATAGTGTGCCTCAGTATTCAACATTAGACCCTTTACCTTGGATAGATGCTTTAAATCAATATTTTTATCAGGCAACAAATGTGCCAGATGTTATTTTGGGAAGTGCAAAACAAACTGTAGAAGCTTCTGCAAAGATGTTAGTTTTTGCTTTTGAGCAATCTGTCCAGGAACATCAATTATTTTTAGAAGAACAAATTAAACTACAATTAGGCCTGGAAGTAAATTATGAATTTCCTGCATCAATAGCTATGGATTTAGCAAATGACCAGGCAAAAGATGGAAAGCCTAAGGCTGTTAAACCTAATGAAGTAAAAGCAGATATAAAAGGTAAAAAATGAAAAGAGATTTAAAGTTTTTAATTAAAGTAATAAGAAATGGATTTATCTTAGCAGGGCTTTATTTTGTTTCTGTTTTAGCTGCAGGAGATTTAAATTTTCAAGTCCTAAAACCTTTAATAGTATTCTTTTTAGGATATGTCTTTACTGAATTATCAAAACATTATGGACTTCACATTCCAAAAAATAAAAAGGCAGAAACTTTAATATTTAATTTCTGAAAGGAGGTTTAAGAAAATGGATGATAAAAATACAGAAGAAGAAAATCAAGAGAAGAAAACCGACAAAGAGCCAAAGGAAAAGGAATCAGAAAATTCAGAGAGCAATCTTGGTAACAGGAATGTCCCCAATACAAAAAAGAATTTATCAATAATAGAAGAAGCAAAAGAAGCAGCAGATGAATTAAGAAAAGCTAATGAAGAAAAGAAAAATCTTTTAGATAGAGAAGAAAAACTTATGGCTGAAAGAGAATTGGGTGGGAAAAGTCAAATGAGCATACCAATTAAAGAAACAGAAGATGAGAAATGGGCTAAGGATGCTAAGATTAGATATGAGGGAACAGGTATGGACCCAACACCAACCAAAGCAGAATGAAACTCACGAAACAACACTGGGAACAATGCAAACAAGATAATGTTAATTTAATTTTACAGTCCCAAATGCAAATAAAGATGGCAAAAAGGATTATAATTTTAGCTGAAGAAGAAATTAAGAAATTTCCAGTAAAAAAGAGTAAGTTAAAATCGGCTCACCGAAAATAGAAAAGTTTAAATAGTAGTTATCTTCTTAACTTATATGGCAGTTGCAGAATGTATTGAGTTACCCACAAAAATCGTGATGAGAACTATTGATAAGGACACAGCAGTACCTTATGGAACTCTTATGAAATTAGAAGATGAGAATACAGTTGTGGTAAGTGCAGCTAATTCAGACCCTTTTGGTGGGATTTGTGTTTTTGAGAAAACTGCTACTGATACTGATATTGTTAAAATTCCTTGTGCTATGGATGGACTCTGGGATATTGATACAACCGCAGCAGCAATTACAGCTGGTGCAATCGTTTCTATTGGCGGAGCTAATCAAGTTGCAGTTACAGTCGGAACAGCAGACCAAGTTGCAGGTTCTAATGTAGGGCAAGCAGAAGAAACAAGAGATACTGATGATAGAATACAAGTGAGGTTGAGAGGATAATGGCGGTTAATAATTGGCATGAAGCAGATAACAGAAAGCAGACCTGGACTAAAGATATTAAAGGTTTTGTTGAAAAAAGATATGTTATGAGACAACTTGTAATGACTGAAAAAACAGATGCCTGGAATAATTCTTTTTATCAAAAAACAGCTACTTCTTTAACTGGCGGTGAGTTTCATGGAATTGAGGGAATACCTCCTGGAGCAAACTTTCCTGCAGTAGTTAGAGGGACTACTCTTAAAAGTGCAAGAATCTTACAACATGGGGGTGAGGGAGTTATCTATTGGCAGGCTATGCTTACAAGTAATTTAAGAATACAAGCTGAAACAATAAGTGATATTAGCGACGCTGTGGTTTATTCTGTAGATAATAAAATTTATAATATGTTAAGCGAAAGTAATACACCTACTACTATTAATACAGTCCCAATTACAGCTGGCTCTGAATGGGATTCTGACACAGTGCAAAATAGAGACCCTGTATTTGATTTAGCAAAATGTATTGAAGAAATCCGAACAGACAGATACCCTATTCTTTCAAGTGGTTTAGGTTTTGTAGCACTGAATGAAGCAACTTATACTTATTTAATTACAAATGATAAA